ATCAGAGGGCGATGCGGTTGTAGAGTTCTACAACGATGCAACGTCATTGATTATCTCATCCTACCCATACGAGGACAGGCGGTCAGTGCTTGAGGGTCTTGAGTTCATCATGGACATGAAGGAGTTATTGGGATAATTACCATGCTTGCATTCGAGGAAGACCACGCTGCAAAGTATGGACTTAAGGAGGCAATAATTCTGCATAAAATTATCTACTACGTTCTACTGAACGAAAAAGATGGAAGAAACTATCACAAGGGAAAACATTGGACGTTCAACTCCAGAGAGGGTTGGCGTTCAATCTTTCCATTCTTCTCCGATATGCAGATATGGAGAACCCTTAAGAACCTTGAGAAGCAATCCGTATTGGTTAGCGACTCATTTAATCGAATGGCTTACGACAAAACTCGTTGGTATAGCCTTTCTACTAGCATACTGAATGAAGTGAAGCAGGATAAGAGATGGACAAAAGCCGTTTACAAATCTGTAAAAGCCAGTAACAAAACTGCAACAACCCATAACAAAACTGCAACACCAATACCAGTATACAATAATAATACAATAAATATAGCACCCTTCTAATTATGAGCCATTTCTACAACTGCGACAACGAACCCTTTCTAACGAAAGCTGCAACACCATCACAAGCCAAGAAAATCGGTGCTTATCCATCGGTGACAACTGTCATGGGTATTATCAAGGATCCATTTTTGGATGGCATCTGGTCTCCAGAGCAATACATTAAGCTAGCTAGGGAATTTCCCGATGCTAGTCAGCGAGAGATTGAAACACGTAAGTATGGTATGCGTATTTCTCCCATTGACGGTGAAGAGATAACATCCTCTGAGTTCGGGACAACCGTTCATGGTCGATTGGAGGATCACACGAATGCTATCATAGCTAACAAGAAACCCAAGATGGACTCCGAGTGGGATGAGTGGGCTGAACCCTTCATCAAATATATTAACGACGAACGAATCGAACCCGTAGCCAGTGAGTTAATTACTTGGGACGAAGAGATTAAGGTTGCTGGCTCAGTGGACTTCATTGGCAAGCTAACTGATGGTAAGTATTTCATGGCTGACTACAAGTGCCGTGACTGCAAGGGTCGCGGTGGTAAATTCTACGAAAAGAAGGACTGCACTCAGCTAGCTATCGAGAGTTGGATGCTAGCTAGGATGTGGGACTTAGAATATCTACCTACAATCATGAGCGTGTGCGTGGATATTAGATCCAAGAAGCATTATCACAAGGAGTGGACTTGGAAGCAAATGCAGAAGGGCATTGAACGCTTCAAGCTAACCTCCGAATTATATTGGATGGACTTCATGAATGTCTAGTGAAAGCCTATCTAATAAAGTATAGGGAGTTAGGTATCTAGTGAAAGCCTATCTAATAAAGTATAGGGAGTTAGGTAAGGACTTTGTTCACGGGACTTGGAAGATAGCTAACTCGGAGGCGAACGCCATCAAGTTTGCTTTTGGCAAGGCCAGAAAAGGCAAAGAAACTACTATGGCGACTAAGCGTAACCTAATCATAACAATAACCGATATAGAAAAACATGAAGTATCTAAAGCATTCCCAATTAGCCCAATACCGAAACGAGAATCTACCAAAGGAGTGTCCAGTGATGAAGACTGGATGCTTTAATCCCTGTGTGGATCACAATCATGTGAGTGGTATGGTTCGCGGAGTTATATCAATGGAGGGCAACACCTTCTTGGGTCGTGTTGAGAATAGCTTTAGACGCTTCGGCACAAGCTCCGAATTGAGCTTATCGGAAGTGCTAAGAAACATTGCGGATTACTTGGATCAAGGTGATACAGATTACCTTCATCCAGTGGGATTAAAGCAATTAGCGTCTAGGTTTAATCGCTTAGTTCTTGAGGATCAGGTGTTTGCATTAAAAATGCTAAAAGCGAAAAAAAGTGAAATAAAAGCTTGCACTAACTCAAAACAGAGAACATCTTTATATCGTAAACTTATTACTAATGGAAAATAAAAACATACTATCAGAAATCCAAACGGAGTTAAAAGCTCCCAAGGGACAACGCAATAACTTTGGCAACTACGCATACCGCAGTGCCGAAGATATTTTAGAGGCTGTAAAGCCCCTACTTAAAAAGCACAATTGTGCGTTAATTCTTAGCGATGATGTCGTAAGCATTGAGGGTCGTGTATATGTAAAATCGATTGCACTGTTATTGAGCGACGGCACAAGAATCGCTGACTCCGTGGGGTTTGCTCGTGAAGCAGAAACAAAAAAAGGTATGGACGAAAGCCAAATTACTGGTAGCTCCTCATCCTATGCTCGAAAGTACGCTCTCAATGGACTGCTTTGTATCGACGACTGTAAAGACGCGGATGCTACAAACAAGCACGGAAAAGACTCTCAAGCTACCAGCAAGGCAGCTACAAACAACAACCTAATATAGGGAACTAGAAAATGGAAAAAAAATACGATAACACAAACCGCGGAGCTATGTTTAAAAATGACCGCAAGAAAACTGAAACTCATCCAGACTTGGGTGGCACAATCGATGTGGGCGGCACTGAATATTACATCAACGCTTGGAAGAAGGAATCCAAGGCGGGTGCTCCGTTCTATTCGCTTTCAGTTAAGCTAAAGGAGCCCAAGGAGGCTGTAGCTAGCGAATCACCCTTTGAATAATCTGCTAGGGGTAGTAGAGGCGTAGTAACTAAGGGGCGGGGTTTTGGTATTCCCCGTCCCTTTTTACAACAACAATTAAATATAAAGAATAATGATTTCATCAGATATATCTACATTACCATCAAGTGGTAAAATGACAAACTTCTCTACTGGTGCAGTTAGGGACGCAATGACAGGGAAAGGATTCCCATCCCTAATTCCAACGGGTGCTCTTAAATCCCTAGCTAAACGCTTCGAGGATGGAGCTATTAAATACGGCAGGGATAACTGGCAGAAGGGCATTCCGCTCTCACGATACTGTGATGCCGCAAACCGACACCTATGGGCATTGTGTGATCAAAAGACAGACGAGGATCACTTCGGTGCTGTTCTTTGGAACATCGCTTGCTGGCAGGAAACAAAAAGAAGGATTGACTTGGGACTATTACCAGAGGAACTTAACGACATTTAATATGAAGGATTACATTGATAACTACAGGGAAGCATACGACAGAGAGTTCTCGGAGGACGGTGATGAGGATATCCGCAAGAACTTCTGGAAGATGGCACGCAGGGATATCATACGTGCAAAACGCACTGGATTAATACAGGAGATCTGTGTTGAGGATTACATACAATCCAACTACAGACCATACTCAAAAATCTCAGAAAAAACTCGTAACATAATTGAAAAGAGTATTGATATTCCAGCGGCACTACTATCGGATCATTTAAAGGTATCCATTTCAGCAATCAGACAAATAAGGAATAAATATAAAAACAAATAGTTATAAAACTAAACCCCAATAAAATACCATGAACGAACTAAACGCAATCGAGGCAGAGGAATCCGTATTAGCAAGCTGCATATCAGAATCAGATGGATCATTATACGATGAGCTATCGGATATTATAACCAAGGATGACTTCTCCAGTGGGAAGAACTCGGCTATATTCAGTAGCATTGGCAAAGTTATTAACAATAATGATGAAGTAAATGAGGTAAACGTAGCTAACCAGCTTCGCAGTAATAATATGCTGGATGATGTGGGTGGTGTTATTCGTATTATGACACTAATGGACTCCCCGTGCACTCCGCTGGCTGGGCGTGCTGCTGCAAAAATTGTTCTAGGTAAGAGCAGGGCTAGGCAATTATCTAGGCACTATAGAATGCAGTTGGAATCCTTGAATGAAAACGTGGACTCCACTGACGTAGCTTCAAAGACTGAGGCAGAAATTCGTAAAATTATGGATTCAAGTAAAGAATCCGACAACACATTGTCCACTGCGGCTTGCGATCTAAAGAAGAGGTTGCATAGCATTAGTGACGGGACTTACGTATCAAAGAAAATATCCACTGGTATACCGCACTTGGATGACAAGCTCGATGAGGGCGGCATCGCACAGGGCGAAGTGTGTGTTATAGCCGCACCAACTTCATGTGGAAAATCCCAGTTGGCTTTGAACTTTGTTCTTAGGAACTCTATATCGAGTAACATACCATCAGCTATCTTTAGTTTTGAGATGCCAGCAGAGCAATTAACCAAGAGGATGACTCAAACCTGCTCCGCTGTTAATCTAAAGAAATATGTAGATAAGACTATTACTCCTCACGAATCCACCCTAGTGGACAACGCTATTGATAAAATTGGTGAGGCTCCAATTTACACTGTTCACCATGTCCGTGGTATCGACGATCTTCGATCGAAGGCTAGGTCACTCAAAAGAAAGCACGACATAAAAATTATCGTGGTGGATTACTTGCAACTAATACCATTCAACCCAAAGATGAGTAAGCATGAGGGCATCTCACAGGCATCACACGGCATTAAGCAGATGGCAATGGAGTTGGACGTAGCCGTAATTCTCTTAGCTCAGATTAACAGGACTGGTGCTATGCGGGATTCTGGGTTAGTTCTCTACGACCTAAAGGACTCTGGGGATATTGAGAATGACGCGGACATAGCTCTACTGATGTGGCCGAAGGGTGGTGACATTGACACTTGTAGAACCATTGATCCAAATGGAGTTAGCTACCTAGAGATGGACTACAACGTAGCCAAGAACCGAGAGGGCGAGCGTGATCTAAAGGGACGCTTCAAGTTTATCAATCACATCGGACGCTTTCAGTAGCGATTACTATGGACATCCCTATGAATAATTCTTTACAACCGCAACTACCACACGATTACTTACTTCACCTTCTTTGAACTTATCAACTCCTCCATCAGTGAGCAACAGCATCCCGTTGGATGCCTTTGTCTCCTTATAAAAAATATGATCCCCAACATTTGCGTAAAGCGTTTTAACTTTTGCGACGGAGTGCGTTAGCCCGTGATCGCATAAAATTTTTACTGCTGGATCGGCTAATGAAATTGATGGAATTAGGGTAGATAGGACGAGTAATAGTATTTTCATCCCTCTATATTAAACCAACAGAGGAACAAAAGATATAGAGTGAATCACGTATAAATCACAACTAAAACACCTATGGTAACAACAATAAGAGAACTAAGCGATATACTTCTTGCAATAAAGGAGGACTTCGCCTACATTAAGAATGAAAACCTTCGACTACAGGAGGAGAATAACCAACTAAAACAGGCAATAGCCGCACTAAATAAGGAACCAACAAACTCACTATGACCGATAAAAAACCAGTTCAAATATTTAAGCCAGACACAGAATCCGTTCTAGTTCGTGGACTCAATGCAATGACTAGGTCCTGCGATGTTTTAAGTAAGCAAAACGAGGAACTAAATAAGGACATTGATGGGCTCAAGAAGAAGATAGCTAGACTACAGGAGCGTGTTCTAGTTGATAGTATAGAGAAGGAATAGCTTGACAGAATCCATGGAATATAAACAATCCATGTTATAATTTAACAATGCCTAGAAACTATAGAAAAGAATACGACAACTACCAAGGTAAGCCCGAACAGCGAAAGCGTAACGATGCCCGAAAGAAGTCCAGACGGAAGATGGTAAAAGCCGTCGGAAAGATGAAGCTACAAGGAAAGGACATCGATCACAAAGACCGCAACCCCCGCAACACCTCACGTGGAAATCTCCGTATTCAATCAAAAGCAGTAAACCGTTCTAGGAATAAATAGTTTATCGGTAAGCCAAGCGAGCAATCCTTGGCAAGGTGGGTTTTCGTTCTCTCCCTCCTTTATTAAATCCGATGAGAAAACACAACCTCCTCACTTAGCTAATACTAGGTGGGGAGGCATTTTTCAAATGAAATCATATAGAAACGAAATGGATAGAACTGGCAGAGCCAGCGAGCAGGGGGCAACCGCTGAAAGTAACTTCAAGAAATCCATAGATGGTTTCTTTGGCTCAAACATTGAGCTAACTGGAGTGCATAATGGGCAGTTTGACCACATAGACTTCCGCTGTAACGTATCGATGGACGTTGATGTTAAGTCCATAAAAGACCCAGAAACCCTGTGGATTGAGTTCAAGGGAATATCGGGGGAAGCTGGCTGGCTATATGGGAAAGCCACCCACTTTGCTTTTGAGCGAAGGGATGAGTTTCAGATTGTATGCAAGGAGGATTTAATCAAACTAGTAGATAGCTTGGTAGATAAGGATACTCATGTTAGCTCCCCTAGGGCTTGTATGTACAAGATGTATTCCAGAAAGAAATACGGCAGGGACGACCTACTATCTAAGATTCACCCAGATGACCTATATAAGATACCCTATATCTTGGTTAGCAAGAATGCCTCGGACTCTACTCCTCGCAAGGATGATTCCAGTTGCTTTATCTAAGCCTACTGAGTCTCTTCTCGACATCCTCGCCGCGACCCTCTCGCCAGTAGTATAGTTTACCTACGAAGGGTACAAACTTAGTGCTCTTCATCTCCTGCAACTTACTCATCTTGGAGACATCGCTGAATACGTCACTCATCATTCCAAATTGGGGAGGAGCAATTGTTTTTAGCATTGCGTCGCCAAGACCCTCTTTCCTGATCTGAACGGTAGTATACTTGGTTACTCCGAATAGGCGTAGAAACGTATTCCAAAACATTTCGTTCTCATCGATTTCTCGGTTGAATAAAATTGCCTTAAGAATGTCCGAAGAACCATTGGCTAGGGTAGAAAATGCTAAGATTTTCATCATGTCAGACATACCCTCTCCAATCATTTGAGGATTTTTCTGAGCCAATCCAACATAAATTTTTGTGAACACACGCTCACGAACAAAGTTAAATTGTTTAATGGTGTAGGACTTTAGGCTATACATAATACGAAGGTTTGGATTCCCCGCATAAGCTTCTGGCATCTCTGTGATAGATATTGGTGCTATATCGGCGAGATTGTTATATAGGGCTTCGATAACTAATTCGCTCTTTTTCCCACTCTGTAGGTCAGCTATTGTTTCGTATGCATCATTTCCCTGTACTTTCTTGAGTCTAGCTAGGGTTTTCTTATATCTATTGGTTTTTTGTCCAGCCTTAGCACCCTTAACTAGAACCTTGTATGTCGCATTGATATTTGTGTTCTTTGCTAATCGATCCATTGCCGTTAAACCCGTCCATTTAAACACGGTATTTACGCTATTGGAGAACATACCAGCACCCTGCTTGCTATCAATCTCAACCATGTTCTTAGCTATACCCAAGTCCTCAATGGTAATATTCTTCTTACCCAGAGTTGCCTCCACTGTGGGGATAAGTCCGTTCTGAACCATTGAGAACATGAAATCCCCCAACTGCGTCAGTGTTGAGCCCACGTTACCCATCGTAGCTATGTAGCCCATATTCTTGGCTCCCTTAACGAATCCATATTGAGCACCGTGCTGACCGAATCTAGCAGCTACAGCACCCCGAATGACATCAATCTGATCGTCCCGTAACCTTCCCTCGCTAGCCATCTTGTCCATAACCTCGCCCAATCTACCAGCCACTGGATCAGTACCCTTTGTCTTGCCAGACGCAGAGTCCCCAATGAGCTTCTTTGTCTCGATGGCATTAACCATCTTATCTATGTAGTTATCTAGTGCTACTTCTGGATCAGCGTAGTATTTCATTTGGGGCTCCTGAATGAAGTCCGTAATCCGCTCTTTCATATTGTTGGGTGCATTTACCCCGCTGCGATACAGTCTTGATCTAGCTAGCTTCTCGTACATCATCTGACGCTCAGTTTCCGATAGTGTTTGACCCGTTGTCTTCTCGTAGCGTCGAATCTCTTGGTCAACAACACCAGTCTTCTGACCGTAGGAAGCTTTGAGTCCACCTAAATCTTGGACTAACCTTGGGAAATAATTCTCAATGAAGTTTTTGTCTAAACCCAAATCCTCATACTCACCCTTGATTCGATCAAGTACACTGCGAACGCCCTTGTAGTCCTCGGTCATGCCATACTTCTCTAGGATGCTCATGC